GTTTTTTTTTTTTTACTTATTTTTCACTAAAACGATGACTTTGCGTAATAGTTACTACCCACAAGCCTAAATGCAGGCGAAAGTAAAAAGTTTAACATTTATATTTTTCTGGTCACAGACCGTGAGTTTAAAGACATCTTAGGTCATAACATCCACCATATTAAACCATAAAACTATTTGACCTTCTTTTACTTCTATCTATCCAATACTTCGGTAAAGGAACTTCATCACGCACACACACTTCATTCTCATGCTCACGACTACCATGAGAAACTCTATCCAACAAATATTCACGAGTAGGAAAAGTAGTAAAATCTATTTGGTAATTTTCTCCACCCATCATTCTTTTAAATTTTTCTTGAATCAGTACATAATCCTTGACATTTTGATTAACTTGTTTAATATCAAGTTCTATAGTAGGCATAGCTTTAACCAATTGATCACGACCAGCTTTCAGAAAATCATAAGCCAATTCATTTGGGCCAAATGTATCATACACAAGTCCATGTATTCGATACAATTGCAACACGGGGTTTGAAAGATCAGCTACTGATTTTCCAAAACGCGCAAAATAATCACTAGCACATCTAGCTGGAGCAACAAAAGTCCTATTATTGTGTTCTATTTCAATAAATCTGCGTTTCAAAAATACTGGCCCATCTGGTATTTGGTAGGTTTTTCCATCAGGTGCGATCCAGTCATGAGTAACAAACTCTCCCAAAGGATCAAGTTTTGACAAAAACTGATCATATTCACCACAATTCGAGTATTTTATCTCCATACCAAAAAACGATTTCAAAAATTTACTCCAAGATTCCAACGTCAACACACTAGCAATTTCAGGATCTTTACAACAAACAAGACCATCATCTCCATAACATAAGAAAATTAACATAACTTTCTCCAAAAACTGATCCATAGTTATTGTCAGATCAAATGTTGATGCGACATAATCAATTAAAGCAGTAAGCAATTTCTTCCGCATTCGCTCATCAACTTGCGTTGTCAAATATAAAATCCATGCTATTATCAAAAATATATGATATATAGTATTCACAGTAGCCGTTTCAGGTGTTCCAGAAAACATCATCCCAATCACCAGCCTCCATAAATCATCAAACCACTGACACATTTTGACCATAGCATTATCAATTATAAACTTTATAAGACACATAGTAACAAGAAAATCTATGTGATGCTCTTTTGAATCACGATAAAATCGAGCATAAACCGCAAGAATTAATCCAAGAAATATTGCCTTCAGTGAAGTATCCCATTTACTAACATCATAATCGAAAAACTTCAAGAATGACGTTTTCTCGTTTATTTTAAATCTTTTTGCCAGATTAGCAGCCGCTCCAGCAAACCAGCTCATTCCAATTGAATACCCAGCAGATCGATGCAACTTAAAGAAAGTACCCATCAATAATTTTGTAAGCATGTAGACCCATTCAGTAACATTTGTAAATATTCGCATTTTTGTTGGGTCATTTTTCCAATCGTTCCATGTTTTAACCTCGATCTTCGCAACAACAACAGCAATAGCAGCAGGAAATATATCACGATCATACCATTCAATTCTCTCTCCAAGTTGAAATCTAAGCTTAATTTTACTAACTAATTGCTCGAGAAGCATACATGCAGCCATAATTACTACATCTTTCTTCCCTGTCATTGTGAACTTTACAGGTACGCCATTACTATCCTTGCCAGTAGACTCATAACCAACTCGAATACCTGCACCTTTAGAAGCTGGTACTTCAATCTCTGAAAACATCCCATCATGATACTCAGGAGGATCAATTGTTTCATAATTTGGCCCCAGCATAATTCGTGCAGTCATTTTTATGGCTTTCTGAGCTATATGAGTTGGTAATGTTGAATGAATATCTAATCTAGCCCACTTCTTCAAAGCATCCACAAATCCATCAATGTTTCCACCCGTTATAACAGCATGCTCAAATTGCCATTTTGGCTCATTCTCCAATTTTATTAGTTGCTCAGGCGTCAATTTCCCACTATATTTATCCACCATAACAACAGTAGCGTCCGCATATATGTCCCACATATACCCAGGAGTCATTCCATCCTTGAAATGAGGCTGACCAGCTCTATTCACATTTATTCTACTATCATGTTTATAAAATATTCGCAAAACATGTAGATTACTAGCACGAATAAGTGAAGATCGAATTTGCAAC